CGTGGTTCAGTGCTAATGGAAGGACAAAAACTATGTATTTATATGCGATTGAGCGGATACATAGATGTAGTTTTAGCTTGAAAAACGGCTATAAATTCCAAACTCAAGGGGGGATAATAACACGATTTTCCTTATTGAGAATGCTATAAGTAGTTATGTTCCAAACGCTTTTCCTTTTATTAGTCTAAATGTGGGCGCTATACTGCACGGGCAGACTCTTCTAAGGTCACATCGCCAACAGATTTTGCGTGGCGATTAAGCTCTCTTTGAAGGGACTCTATTGTGCCATCAGCTCGGCCTATTCGCTCTCTAAGTTCTCCTATCTCATCGTTCTTTTGGCGGAGCTCGTTCATAAGCTCTTGTATAAGCCCAGTGAACTGGGTTGGCGCTGCTTCTTGCTGGGAACTGCTTTGGCGGACTGTAGATTTGAGCATCTCGCCCTCCCCAGTTAATAACCAATGAGGGTTAAGGTCTGCACACTTCGAATATATCAGCTCAAAGTCAAGCGTATCCCTACGTATCCAGTTCGTTATACTTGATGGTTGTAACCCTATAAGCCTGCCAAACATAGATTTATTACCCTCTGAGTAATAGTTTATTAGCGCTTCCAACCTTTCTCTATTGTTCAGTTTGTGCATAAATTATTTGGAGCTTGTTCAATTTGTGCATACCTTTGCAGTGTTGATGATACAAACCGATACGGTACGATATAACCAACGCCCCAAAGGTAGTGTAATACGCAGAATTAAGGGGACGCATATGAAAGAGAACAGTGTTAAGGCGCCCGATCTAATCAGGGCTAACGTCAATAAAGACCGACTCCTTCGGGCTCTAAGAGCCTACAGTATGGAAGATGTCTTTAAGGTGTACCAAACTGACGGGATTAGCCTATATGAGATGTGTGTATCCTGCGAAAATGTGCACCGATTGGTTGAAGAACTATCTGAGGAGGCAGATTTAATCGGGGAAGTACATCCGGATGATGCCACTTGGCGTGATGAGGCGCTCTTCCTCGAAGACTTGGGTCCAGTGTGGGCGTGGAATATTAAGGAGAAGGGTCCAGATCGCAGTGATAGGATCTTCCGGTGCTATACACAGATCCCCTATGAGTTCATTCGAGTCTAACAACATAAATAATGATACGAACTATGGTACAGAGTCATATCGACGAGGGAATGCTTCTCGATGCGATGGAAGAAGAGGTACGTGAGCGAGGTGTCGCTACCGTATATATGTGCCTCGAAGGCGCTGAGCTGATCAGCGGAGTATTACCAAAGGATATGTGTGGCTTCCGCTGGATGCTCACTGAAGATCTCAACTTCAAGGGCCTCGTCTCAGAGGCGGAGGTCTTCCCCTTCCTCCTCAGTAGCTTCAATTACCGCCCAGGCGTTCCGGTCTTCGGCTGGGAGACTGTCGAAGCAGTAGATGGAGAGCCCGATCGGGTCTACAGCTATCAAATACAGATTAACTACCCTGGGGCAATGATCCCCAACTTATAAGAATGAGAACTATGGTACAGACACAGTATGGTCTCCTCGTCAAGCGTGATGAATTGGTGGAGATCTTCAGCGACTTCAACGAACGACTATCAGCAGGCGACTTTGGTCAGGTTGAATACTACCCCGATGTGGTAGATGCCCTGGTCTTCCGCTATGACAGTATGACTCCCGAAGTTCAGCAAATCATCCAAGCACAGTAATCACACATCAGAAGGGGCGTGCCCACCTTGAAGAAAGGCATCGCCAGCTAGGAAGGCGATCAGGTACGCCCCTTCTCATTCTCAAGGAAATGAAGAAACGTAATAAGAAACGTGTGAAGGTGAAGGAGCTGAAGAGAAGCATACAAGTCTCTATTGATATTACTGACATCTTCAAGCAGGTATTGAAGGACGCCGTCGAACAAGAATAATATGAAAGGTACAATGAAGGAAACACGAAGCTTAGTTAAGAAGAAGATCCGCATCAGCAATGCGCTGCGTCGCCAGCTGATCGAGGAGTTCGACACCACGAGCAAGACCATCTATCAAGCGATTAACTACCTGGGGAACTCCGAACTCCTGGTGAACATTCGTAGATCCGCCATAGAGAAGGGTGCGCAGGTCGTCGTCATGGCGCCCGTTGATGCAGTTCTTGTGGATATGGGCGACAAGATGGTACGCTACTATCGTGGCGGCGCTCACCTTGACCTCGATAAGGCTACCGGTGACGCTCGCCTATATAATAAGGATGGCTCACTGTGTAGTACCCATCACTCGGTAGCAAGCCCACTGCTCCCTGTATTGGAATTCGGTAAGAGCCTGTAGTGCTATGCAACGAGTGAACGGAGTACTTTGCGCCACCAAGGACGAGCTTATAGCATCCTCCATTGTCAGTGACTCAAACCTTGAGAAGCTGGTTTCGAGGAAGACCCTCCAGATCGTCGTCCGCGGTTGCCGTGGGCGTCAGGCTCAGTATGCCGTTGACACACTCCCCGAGAAGTACAAGGCCGAGGTTTACAAGCGCTTTGACATCCCTCCTATGGATAGAGTGAAGAGCCTCCTTGAGCAGCTCATCCGTCCACTCCCCGAAGCTGTGAGCTACTACCATAGCTACCGTCTGGCCGATGGGCGCTGCCTGCCCAGCGACAAGATCGCACAGTACACCGCCGAGGCTCAGATCCTCGAAGCTGTCAGTGTCTACCAGCAGGAACACTACAGCAAGCGCGGTAAGGCAGGGCGTCGCCCGATGGGTAAGGGTGAGCTCTACGGTTGGCTGGCCGATATGATCCAGGCACTGCCTCAAGAGGAGTACCCCCACAAGCTCCCCAAGAGCCGACTACAGGAGAAGCACGAAGCCTATCAGCGTGACGGCTATGAAAGCCTTATCCACAAGGGCTATCAGAATCAGAACGCCAGCAAGACGGGCGGTGACGAGCAGTCGGCGCTCCTCCTGATGCTCCTTGGTCAGAAGAATAGCCTCAGTAATAGTCAGGTGGCGCGGCTCTACAACGAGACGGCACGTCGCCTGGGGTGGGAAGAGTTGACGGCCTCAGCTATCGGTAAGATCGCCAAGACAAATCACCTGCTCATCGACGCAGGGCGCAAGGGGCAGACGGAATACCGTGCTCGGGTCCATACGGCTATCCGCCGTACGAAACCTACCCGTGCGATGAGTTACTGGGTGCATGACGGCTGGACGGTGGAGCTCTACTACCAGCAGACGACCACCGATAAGCGTGGTACGACGAAGACGGTCTATGACTGCCGACTCGTTGTGGTGATTATCCTCGATGCCTCTTGCTCTTACCCCATCGGCTACGCTATCGGGGATCGGGAATGCCCCCAGCTGATCGCACAGGCGCTGCGCAATGCAGCACATCACACGAAGGAACTCTTTGGCGTGATGTGCCACCCCCGAGAAATGCAATACGACCACTATCAGATCGGTGCACTTAGTCCGCTCTACAAGGCGATGAGCAATAAGCTCAGCCCTGCGAGAGCAAAGAATGCACGTGCCAAGCTTATCGAGCCGTACTTCTCGAGACTCAATAAGACCTACTGCCAGCTACTACCGAATTGGAGTGGTTACGGGGTCTCCAGCAAGTCGGGGAAGGGGACAAACAAGGATGCCCTGAATGCCCTCCGCCACACTACCCCCACCCGTGCCGAAGTCGAGGGTCAGATCCACACGATTATTGCCCAAGAGCGGGCGCTGAAGAGGGAGGTGTATATGAGCCTCTTCGATGGCGACATCACCGACATCCAGCTGGAGCGATCCCTTTACCTCGAGTATTGGGGCGAAACCTCAGGACGTTTCATTGGGCAAAGCATCTACGGGCTGGCGACGACGATCTATGGTGAGCAGCTCTACTACGAGAGCTTCGAGAAAGGCTTCAAGGCACAGGCGCACCAGCGTTGGCAGGTCTATTACGACCCGAGTGACCTCACGAGCGTCCTTGCTGTCAGTGAGGATGGGCAGTACAAGTTCCTCCTGGAGCGAAAGCACCTCCAGCCTATGGCTCTCGAAGATCAGCGCCCAGAAGATGTGGCACACCTTGAGCGTGTGCGCACGCACCAGCGTGAGATAGAAGACTGGGTAGACGAGAAGTGGCGTGAGATGCTCCCCAAGGCTCTCGAAGTCGCCAAAGGTGATACGGTCACTCAGCGCCTCCTCGAGGGTAGCCCCGTTCCCTTCCGAAAGAAGAAGCGTGCTATCGATAACGACACTACCGCAGATGTAGAGCCCTTTGGCAGAGACGAAGATCCGCTTATCGCAGATAGCCTCGGACAGTGTAAGGACAACCGCTACGACCGCAAGCTCCAGCGAGAAGGAGCCGAAGATAATGACAACGGGCCCGCCCCTCAGCCCAAGAAGAGGAGCATCCTGGAACGAGTATAGTCGTTCCGCCGAACGAGTAGGACAACACAAAACAGCACAACAATGGAACTGAAGGAAAAAGAACTCATCGCCACCCGCCTACGTGACTACTGCACAAAGCAAGGTGGGCAAAACAAGGCAGCTAACAGCCTCAAGGGCGTCAGCTCAGCTACCATAAGCAAGATCCTAAATAGCGATTGGGAGACTATCGCCGAGGGGATGTGGCACAACGTCAGCAAGCAGATCGGGCTCTCTGCCGAGGGGTGGAGCATAGTGCAGACGAATGTCTACGAAGAGCTGACCCAGCTCCTCGACTGCGCCCAGCGTGATAGCCAGGTGATGGCTATCGTCGGCAGCGCTGGTTGTGGCAAGAGCTCGACGATACGCCAGTATGTGGCCACGCACCAAGAGGTCTACAGCATCACTTGCTCCGAGTATCAGAATAGAGGGAGCTGGCTGTCGGCGGTGATGGAGGCGATGGGCTTGGACCCCCGCGGGCTGAGCGTAGCAGAGAAGATCGGCGCTGTGGTGCGCCGTCTCAAGCGCTTCGACCGCCCCCTCTTGATCCTCGACGAAGCGGACAAGATGAGCGACACCGTGCTCTATTTTTTTATCACGTTGTACAACGAGCTGGAGGACCACTGCGGTATCGTACTTAGCGCAACGCAGCATCTGGAAAAGCGTCTGCAGAAGGGGCTGCGCATCGGGCGCAAGGGCTACGAAGAGGTCTACAGCCGCATCGGACGCCAGTGCATCAGCCTCAGCGTCCTCTCCCCCGAAGATATCTCCCTCGTATGCACCGCCAATGGGCTGACCGACAGCCGACGCGTGCGACGCATCGCCGACGAAGCACAGTGCGACCTCCGCCGTGTCAAGCGTGCCGTCTGGCGCGAACATCAGCTATCCAAGGAGGACTAAGCTATGGCACGAGCATACTCCAGCGCTAATATCCGATCCGCGCGCTTCAAGACCGCCGACTTCGACGGGGCGTGGCTGGCGAGCATCGGGATGCCTGTCCTGCGTGGCACGTGGCTGATCTACGGGGGTAGTGGCTCGGGTAAGACGTCCTTCTGCCTCCAGCTGGCGAAGTACCTCTCACAGTTCGGTCGTGTGCTGTACAACAGCCTCGAGCAGGGTCTAAGCCCTACGATGCAGGCTGCTTGGATCGCTGGCGGGATGGATGAGGCAGGTCGACGCGTAAAGCTCCTCGACCGTGAGAGCTATGATGAGCTCTTCGAGCGCCTCGCCAAGCGCCAAAGCCCCGAGATCGTCATCATCGACTCGATCAACTACCTCCGAGGTCTTCGGCTGAGTGACTACCAGCACCTCTCCCAGCGCTACCGCAAGAAGCTCTTCATCATCGTCGCCCATGAGAGAGGCGGTGAGCCGAAGGGAGCGCTTGCCCAAGCTATCCGCTACGATGCTGATGTGAAGATCCGCGTCGAGGGCTACCGAGCGATGGTGACCTCCCGCTATGCTACAGGCGAGGTCGGAGGAGACGACTACATCATCTGGGACGACGGCGCCAACGCCTACTGGGGCACCACCGCCACCGACCCTACCCAACGAGACCGACGTAAACAACGAAAAGAAATAGATATCAATGAGAGCCAAAGGAACTAACGAGATGGACAAGCTACACATGGGCGCCATCCGAAGATATCACACCCTCTGCACTCAGCTGCAGCTCACCCCCGAGGATAGAGAAGCGCTCCTATCACCCTACGGCTGTACCTCCAGCAAGGATATGGAGACGCACGATCTCATCGACGTATGTGCAGCGCTGGCTGGCGAGCTTGACCGACGCACCGAGGGCAGCGACATCAGTAAGCTCCGCAAGCGGACGATGGCAGCTATCGGGGCTTACCTCCGCAGTGAAGGTAAGTTTGAAAACCCCTCGATCATCAAGGGCATCGCCTGTCGTGCTACGGGCTACCGCTCCTTCAACAAGATCCCAAAGGAACGCCTGCGCAACCTCATCGGGCTCTTCAACGACAAGGTCAAGGATAAGCGTGCCGTCGACGCCATCACCCGCGAAGAGACCGCTCCACAGCCTTCCTACTTCCCACCCTCAACCCTCGCAAACTAACTCACCACATAAATAACTACTCCAATGAAACGTGAAACAATCTTCCTCGGCTTCTTCAGCCTCCTCCTGGCCCTGGGCTTCGACGCCATCTGCAGCGATGCCCACGCAGGTATCATCATCTGGCTCGCCTGCATAGCCCTCTGGGGCGTCTTCACCACCCTGACGCTCAGCGAACGCCTCGAGAATGTGACTGAGTTCAACCGTCGGATACTCAAGCAGCTCCGCGAAAAAGAAGAGAAGGGAAAATAAAGGCTTCAGAGCTATGTGTAAGACAACAGATATAATAGACACGCGACTTTGGCAAAAGCTATCCTCGAGGATACACAAGGACCAGGTGTCTAAAGGGTTTTGGGATGAAGATCATCCCTTGAATCATTGCTTCATGCTCGTGGTCTGTGAGCTGTGCGAAGCTATCGAAGCAGATCGGAAAGGACGCTATGCAAAGAAAATAGTTGCCATAGATCAGCTCTACGATCATGCGTTCCCAATCGTCTATGAGACCAATATCAAGGGATCGGTAGAGGAGGAGCTGGCTGATACAGCTATGCGTCTGCTTGATATCATAGCACGTATGGGCTGGGTAATAGATGATATCGTGCGTCCGTCTTGTGTCAGCTTCAGTCACTACGGGTCATTCCCCTTACTCTGCTATTCGATCACCGAAGATCTCGTGTGTAGGGAGTTTGGAGATCGCTACGCTGTACTGTGGGCATTCTACAAGGTCCTGGCGATTGCGTATCAGTATAACATCGATTTGCTTGAGCACATCGAGATGAAGATGAGATATAACAAGCAGCGCCCCCAGCATCATGGTAAAAGATACTAACACCTCACATAAGTAAGACTATGCACCTCAAAAGTAACAGCACGCTCTGGACTCTCTCCGAGGAGGAGCGTATCAAGGTAGCCGAGAGCGCTCACACCAGTATCAATGTCCTTGAGGAGCTCGCCCACGATGACTCCCTCTACGTGCGCTATTCGGTAGCCAAGAACTCCAAGACCACGCCTGAGATCCTTTTTGAGCTGGCAAAGGAGGATAACGACCTGATGAAGCTCCTTATCGCGCAGAATAAGAACTGCCCCGCTAAGCTCCTCGAGGATATCAGCCACACGACTGACCCCGACATATTGGAAGCTATCAGCATTCACCCCAGCGCATCCGCTAACCTCGCCCATGTCTGCGCCGAACGCCTGCGCAAGATCATGCGCACCAAGAGATACTAAGCATTTAATCACCCTTTAATTACAGATAGAATATGGACACTGTAAAAGTAGAGATGACTCCAGAGGAGTTCGCTCGCTACAAACAAGCAATGGCGGAGCAGATTCGCCGTGACGAAGCCCAGCGCGCCAAGGAAGAGCGCGAAGCCTACCGATCACTTGCTGCAACCACCGTTGACGAGTTCTTTCCAAGGCTCGAGAGTACCAGCAATACCCTTTCTAAGATGAAGCGGTTGCTCTATGACTCCTTCTCGCAAGTTGTCGAGACAAAGAGGGAGGTTATGGGTGCCGAAACCCAAGGGCAACGCTCACATAGCTTCCTTTCCACCGACGGGACGAAGCGGATCATCATAGGTTATTACCAGCGCGACGGCTGGGATGAGACGGTAGAGGATGGTATAGCTAAGGTACGCGACTACATCTCTTCGCTGGCTGGCGACGAAGAAACCCGCAAGCTCGTGGATATCATCCTTGACCTCCTCTCCCGAGATGGTAAGGGAAATCTCAAGGCCGACAAGGTGCTCCAGCTTGACAAGTATGCCGAGAGTATCCAGGATGCCCGCTTCAGCGAAGGTGTGGCGATCATCAAGGAGGCCTACCGCCCTGTACGTACCAAGGACTTTGTCCGCGCACAGACTAAGAACGCTATGGGTGGCTGGGATGATCTCCCCCTCGGGATGACCGAAGCATAAAAAAAGCCCCGTCAGTAGGATCCAGCTACTGACGGGGCCATGGAAAAGAAGGAAACGGTGTTAGGAACCGCATCGCCACAAAGGTACAACAAATACTTCAGGCGATGATCAGAGCAAACAGAATAGAGATGGCGCGCAATGTCTACGCTATTATCAACAGATATCACGAGCCGGGCAACCACCGACGCTCACTGCGAAAGGTGTGGCAGCACTATGTCTATCCTATCTATCCGATGTCTCTTCGGACGATGATGGAGCTCCTGCGCATCGCTCGTGAGCATCAGTCGCCTGGGGAGATCCCTCCTGGACTCTATCCCCTCTTCGAGGAGTGGGATAAAAAGCGGACACCGTACACGATATGATACACGATATAAACAACGACGAACTATGACACAGACACAAATTATCGCCCTACTGATCTTGATTTGTTCAGGTCTTGCAGCCTTACTCATCTGCGCTCTTCTTGACCTTCGGAATGAGCGAAAGAAAGGAACATCTAAGGATTCAGAGCCTGTGAATGTACAGGTTGTAGAGATCCCCTACAACGATAAGAATTGGCACGTTCGCTATGGCGACGTGGAACGTATACGTGCGAAAATAGTACAAATGCTACAGACTTATCCCGCATGTCTCGTTACCTTGGATAAGTTTGATGAGGAGGCATCGCTGAATCACGGAGAAGTGTGTGCTCTCCTCTTGCCTTTCCTGAAAAAGGGGTACTTCGCTTACAGGGAGATTACTGGTTACGGTGGCTATAAGGTCACTCGATTCCGTGTGATGAAGCATAAAGATGCAGAGCCTAATGTTCTTGAGATCACCGAGGAGCTTCTGACAAAGAATGCGCAACTATGATAATGATCATCATCATTTCCGCCCCCATCAAATGCATTGAGGCTCATAGGTGCATCTAAGTAGACTTGTTATCCAAAGCCAGCAGGGCGGTCACTGTCACCAGTGACCGCCCTGCTCTGTATATAGGCTACTCCCGTAGAAGGACTCCCCTTGGGGCCTGTCGGTAGCGCTGATGTTCCTGTGCCCCTTGCACAAGGGAGGGGTAGCCAACGCCCGTGATGAAGGTCGCCCAGTGGTGCATCAGCTCTCCGTGTTGGTGGTCCAGGTCGGAGGAGATGAGCTGTAGCCCGCTGAAGCCATCACCCGCCAGCCCGATAGGTGCGCTCTCCACCTGCTCAATGAGGTCAAGGTAAGCGAGCGGGTCATCCTCCAGGCATCGGCGCTCGTCCGATAGCTCCAGCGACTCGTGAGGATCCTCGGGGGTGTACTTGTGTACAAGGTGTAGGACGATCTCCATAGGCACACGCGGGGTGCCTTGCCCGGCCGATGTGTAGGTGATAGGGGCGAACTCAACGAAGATGGCGGGTGTATCGAAGAGTATACCATTGGGTAGGTCCTCCATATTTTCGTTCCACAGTCCGATGTGCTTCAGATCTGTGACCTTCTCTTGTAGGCGCTCCTTAAGCGCTTGGTAGATCTCTCGTCTCATATTCAATGTCTATTTAATCAGTGATTGATGGGGACGCTCTGCTCGGCGTAGTCGGGCATTCAGCTCCTCACGCCACAGGTCGACGTGCTTAGTTACGATGCGCTGGATGAGCTCCTCGACCTTGGGGTGATTGCCGACGAATCGGCGCTGTGGCATACGAAGCCGTCGCTTGAAGGAGCGCACCTTATGGCTGCGCACCTTGACACGCTTGCGCTTCATGCCTCGCTTGCCCTTGACCAGACGGATAGCCGTCGTCTCCTTGCGGGTGTACTGAGGGACGGTGACCTCTCCGTTGAAGCCCTCGTTGTGGAGCGAAGCGTAGGGCATCGCCGAGGTGAAGGACACACCCGATGGCATGACCTGCCCCTTCAGTGAGCGTCGTAGCTTGCCTGTGACAAGGAGTAGCGACCCGCGCTGTGCTCGCTTCCTGGACGACTTCCACCCACCTTCCCCCCGGGGCTTCCATGGGCGATCAAAGAACGCTTTACGGCGGAAATTTTCGTGGAACTCTGCGGTGAGCCCAACGCGCACCTCCTGCTTGATGTCCTCAAATACCTGTCTACTGCTGCGCATCGTGATTGTGTAAGTTATTTAGTGTATCTTTGTACCAAAGAGATAGCTCTTAAGTAGCTCCAAATTGGATTGTAGTTCCAACAGAGGAGAGACTTAAGGGCTATTTTTCTTTTAAGTAGTTCAGGATATCTTGACTATCAGTTATGCTATATAAGTCAATTTCTCCCTTGATATTCTCACGAGCGATAATCCAGCTTGGCTCTCCTTCAAGGATGATACTTAGAAGATGAGATTGTACAATATCAGGATTGTTCTTGTGATATTCAGCTACTCCTAAGTACTTAGCTTCTTCAAGCACTCTCTGAAGGTTGCGTATCAGCTCATTCTTCTCGAAGTAGTGTTTGTGAGGCTGATTGAGGAACTCCTTAATACCCTTACCTCTAATTAGAATGTCAACCACATTATGTACAATCACTCCTTTATACTTTGCTTTGGCTTCGTCTTGCAGGGCTTTGCGGTGTTCCTTTTGCTCAGGGGTAAGGGAGAGCTTCCTTGCTCCCTCTTTGGCTTTGAGGACTTCGGCAAGCACCGCACACTCGTCGCCCTTGCCCCCCTTGGTGATGTCGCAGTGGGAGATACCGCGCTTGCCGTAGTAGGGGTGCTTGTCGGGGAAGAGGCGCAGGTCTCGACCAGGGTTGCCACGGAAGAGCTCTTGCTTGTTGCCACGGAGGGCAGCATCACCACGCTCCCACGCTGAGCGGGGGTCTGACAGCGGTGTTTCGGGGAGAACCTCCACGGCGTCACATCGACACCCCCACCCGTTGGGGGGGAAGTAGTCCTGCCAGAAACGGTCATCCTTGGGCAGGCAGGTGCGGTCAAGCGCCTCGTGAGCGGGACGCACCTTGCCGTCGCCAGCGGTGCGGTACTCGAGGATGCTCTTCGGGGCTGAGGAGTGCCAGCGGTCAGCCATGAGGGCAGATCCTACAGCGTGGTCGTACTCACTCTCCAGGTAGCGGACATTGTAGCGGTCGTGGATAGCACGTACCTCTTCGGAGAACTCAGCGAATGGCTTGATAGACCCGTCGTCCTTCGTCAACGACAAGCCCAGCTCACGCATCGTGTGGTAGGTCTTGAAGCCTGAGAAGATGAAGGCGTTATTGTCCAGCGCGTCACGCACGACCTGTGGTGTGGAGTGACTGATGTGGTCCAGGGCAGGCTGTAAGCACTCGTAGGTCTCTCGGATGGCAGCGACTATGGGGGCATCTCGGAGCATCTTGCGCTCAAAGCGCCCCTTTCTATATACATAGCGTGCCGCCCTCATGAAGACCTCGGGGCGGTAGGCGCGCTTCGTCGGTGTGTTACGCCTTGACAGCTGGCACGATGGGCAGGTGCATGGGGTGTATAGCTCGTCGAGCTCCTTATGTAGCTGGATGTATCTCTTGGGGAGAGGTAGCTGACGCTCCGCCCCTCCCCCTAAGCGAAAAAATCATCCCCTCGGGCGAGTTGCTTGCTCGTGTTGTCCTCCTGCTCCAAAGAGCTGTCACGATCCCCGATGATCGGTATGTTGTACTTCTCAGCGAAGTAGGCAGGATCGATCTTGTAGTATTGGAGAATTGTCCGCTCCTCTTCACGCATCTCGGCGTCTGTCATTTCATCGCTGTAGTCCCACTCAAAGGTTAGCCCCTTGAGTGGGAAGCCCGAGGCGATCATCAGAGGGAGGAGGCGGTCATTGATGATGTAGGAGAGGCGGCGTGCGTCAGAAGAGCATACGTTCTCAAAGATCTCCAGGTGCACCTCCGACTGAGAGAGGGAGGAGCCGTTGTCGATAGTCATCGTCTGATTGAGGATGATCTTAGATAGCTCCTTGTCACAGCGCTCCAGACGCTTGTCATAGACGTTGTAGGCGTCACCTCGGCTGGTCTCCTCAAAGCTGATAGTCGTACCCTCGGGGAAGACGCCATAGGACGCTGCTCCCATCGACGCCATGATGCGCTCGATCTCGTCGAGGTCAGCTCTGGTGGTGGCGGTCGTGTTGGCGACACGCATAGGCATGCCGAAGATTTCCCCGAAGGTATCCCAGTAAGCCCCCATGTTCTTCTTAGAAATATAGTAGGGAGCGCACTTGAGCAGTAGGCCTAAGTCGTGAGGCTTGCCTACCTCGATGAGCCATCGGGAAAAGTCTCCTTCCCGGAAGGGGATGCCACGCTTGATGTCGTCAGTAGGCTCACGCAGGATCACACCATACTCAGGGATGACGTGCTTCCGGGGGATGAGGTCAGCAGAAGCAAAGCGCATACCTCGCTCGTCCTTGACCACCTCTCCCAGCTCGATAAGGCTATGCCCCCAGAATGTGGCATCGAGTGCGAGGTCTAAGAAGTCACGGAACCACTCCCTACGAAATAGCTCTGATGCTTCGTCGCTCTCCGCTCCGTCCTTATCAATGAGCTTGAATGGTCGAGAGAGTGTCTTACTCTTTCGCTGCTCAATAGCCCCTGTGATATGACCATCGACGAGGGTGTCCGTATAGATATCGTAGAGCGCCAAGCGGCGGGGGTTATCGATAGAGAGCGCCATCTGCCAGGCGCGTCGCCAGGTGGCGATGTCCTTGCGGGTAAGGGCATCAGCCTTTCGGATAAGTTCGGCAGTGACGCGCCCACCCGTTCCTGTGATCTGTCGAGCGAAGCGCATCAGTCGTGCTTCGCGTTCCTCTAAAGTCAATTCAGCCATAGTCTAATAGTGATAGGTGCTCTTCTCAATGCTCCCAAAGCGCAGGGCGCCATTGGGCTGAGCTTCGCCTGTATTGGGGTCAGATAATAGGGGGAGGGCTGGTGAGGTCTTCCCCGCTTGTACGTTCTCCAGCCATGCAATGGCATCTTCGTATCGGTCCTTCCAGCGCTCGTAGCCCATATTTTGAGGGAGACGATGCACCATCTGGTAGAGTGCTATGTGTATGATGGCTTGGACGAGTCGGGGGTTGCGCTCCTCTCCAAGCTTTGAATAGGCCTCATCTACGTTGTATCGGGTGCGCAGATAGCCGGCAGCGATCTCGCAGGCTACTGCCTCAGCTCGTTGCCATTCGTCGGGATACCTACTGATGATCGCTTGCTCTCGCTCGTCGATAGCAGTGCGGTAGTCTTGCTCGTCGATGTACATAGTGGTTAGGCGTTAGGGTGAGTGTCGTAGACGGCGCGCTGCAGAGCCATCTCGCGCAGGTCTGGCTTGATGTCAGCGTAGCAGTAGATGTGGGGTATGGGTGTCCGCTCGTTTCCCTCGACATCGGGGATGATTAGCATGCGCTCGCTTGCAAGATTAGCGAGGCGCTTTGCGCGATAGGCAGCTATAAGGCATCGGATGCTGAAAGCAGTGAGCCGAAGGGCGCGATAGCTATAGCGCCAAGATGTGACTAACATAGTTCTGTTACCATTGATTTTTGAGACTGGTGGTGCGTCTGCCCACCTTCGGGGCGACGCCGAGGGTGCGGGAGGATCGCTGAAGGAGCCAGATAGCCCCCTCGTCGGCGTCGGGGCCGTCATCGTGTCCGCGCATACCCTTCTCCATGGATAGGGTCTGCTCGACGGATACAAGCATGTCGGGCGACGACTTCTCCTCCTCGTTATAGTAGACCTTGCCTCGCTCCCAGAGAGGAGATACCGCTTCGATGCGGGCGAACTTGTTCTCCTTCTTTCTGCGGTCGGGGGAGATGGGGAGCTGGTAGCCTCGGGTGTTGCCTTCAGCGGAGAAGTCGTCAAGGAGGCTGTCCTGCATGAAGCCCGCTTCAAGGTAGATGCGTAGGCTGGCTCCTTCGGCCCTGACCCACTCATAGGTGTCGTAGACCCAGCGGACCATCTCTGAGATGGAGCACTGACGGAGGAAGGCTTTGATATGGTGTAGCTCGCCCGAAGGGAGTGATCCCCATAGTTTGGCTGCCTTGTAGTCGTTCTTGGTCGTTCCTTTCCACGAGGGGTCGATATATAGAACCAGCCCACTGTAGGAGGTGAGGCGGGGGAGCTTCTTGTATTGGATCCATTCGGCGCGGAAGACACTGCCTGCCGTTATGGGGTTGTTCATATACTCCTTCTGGAAGGCGCGGTATCCACTGAATGCTTCAAGCGATGCTACCTCCTCCCGTGTCCACTTTGCCCCCCAGGTGACCTCGCCCTTTGGGGTGAGGATGTTGACTCGGGAGACGTGGACGGTGGGGGTGTGGGAGATATTGTAAAGGACGCTGGTCTTACTGATGAGGTTGCCAACCATGATGAAGCGGCCACGCCCCCCATCAAGCGCCCCGAAGAGGGCTTCACGCACCCAGTCGGTGAGCTTGTTGATTCGGTCTTGGTTCTGCACGATCTCGTCGTCATCAAGGTCGTCGATGACGATATAGTCGGGTCGGTGGGAGCGGTGGCGCAGACCACGAGGGGACTGCCCGCGCCCCAGGGCGAAGAAGGCGACGCCGTCCGAGGTGACGAAGCGCCCGACCTCCCAGGAGCCTGTAGAGACCTGCTGGCCAAAGTCAGCGATATAGCGCTGGTTGTACTCCAGCTCCGCCTGCACGTCAGAGAGCAGCGTCTGTGCGTTGGTCTCGCTCTTACCGACTAATACCATGACATTCAGCTCCCGCTTGCCGAGATAAGCGTGCGCCTTGAGCCAAAGGGGGATGAAGACATCCATGTGGGTACTCTTGGCGTGACCGCGCGCCCACTGAAAGACCGCCTTGAGATTGGGGGTGTCGCGGATGGTCTTGGCGGCTGCAAGGTGGAAAGGGGCGCTGGGGATGCTGCGCCCGAGGACTTCATTATAGGTATAGTGGGGGAAGTAGTACTCTACGAAAGCGTTGTAGTCCGCCAGCAGCTGGAGGATGCGCTTCCTCTGATCGGTGGGGGTCTCCTTCGAGGCAAAGGCCGTCGCGCTCTTGACCTCCTCACAGCGCAGCTTCCAGCGCTCGAGTACTTCTTTGTTCTTGATCGATGCCATGAGAGTAGACGTATGAATACGCTACAAAGGTCGGGTGCAAAGAAGGGATAATAAACTAATAATGTGAGCTCTGCACCGTTTCTGTGAGTCGGGAGATTAGCAAGCGATCTTTGCAGAGAAAACAGTCACAGACCCTATGAAGAAAGTAGTCATCAGCACCTCCGCCGTGAACTCCTACGGCTCTCGTGTGCTCACATCTGGTATCGACTTCGAGCAGTACAAGCGTAACCCCGTCCTGCTGTGGATGCACCGCAGAGGAGACCGTGAAGACGTACCCATCGGGCGTATGGAGGACATCCACCTCGAGGGCGATAAGCTCATTGGTACGCCTGTCTTTGACCGCTCGGATGAGTTCGCCAAAAAGATCGCCGATAAGTGGGATAACGACTTTCTGCGTATGGCATCGGCAGGGCTCAGCATCGTAGAGCTCTCGGATGACCCATCGCTTGTCCTACCAGGGCAGACGCGTATGACCATCACACGCAGCAAGCTCGAGGAGGTGTCTATCGTAGACATTGGCGCCAACGATGACGCTATGGCCGTATCGCTCTACACCGCTGGAGGGGAGCAACTCACGCTCTCTCAGATGGAGCTCGCCAGCGATCTGCCGCTACTCACCACAGATTCTAATCACAGTACACTTAATACCCCGAATGAAATGAACGAAAAGATTGCCCTCGCTCTCGGCCTCTCTGCCGACGCTACCGACGAGCAAGCCGTGTCGGCCATTGCTCAGCTCAAGGCCGAGGTAGACCAAGCTAAGCAGCTGAAGCTCGCCCTCATCGACGAGCAGCTCGCCTCGGCTGTCCAGTCTGGCAAGCTCCCTAAGGAGCAGGAAGAGACCTACCGACAGATCGGGCTCACAATGGGCGCCGAAACACTTCGTATCACGCTCTCCACGCTCTCTGCGCCACAGCGTGCCTCATCCATCATCCGCCCATCTTCTCAGATGGAGCAGACGAAGTTCGCCAAGTTCACGGACATCCCCACCGATCGTCTCGAGGCCTTCAAGGCGGAGAACCCTGACGAGTATGCCCGCCTCTACACCGATCACTTCGGCTTCCCACCTCCCTCACTCTCACGCTAATCACTAATCACCTATTAACTACCGATTAACTATGTGGAAATTCATCCGATCACTCCTGGTCGCACTTGCAGTGCTGCTCTCGGTGGTCTTCTTCAATGTCGTCATCGGCGCGGGCATCGCTGCGCTCCTGGGACTCCCCCTGTGGACGGGTGCCGTCGCACTCAACGTCCTGGCTCTGGCTGTGGGACCCTTCGTCACCAGCCGTAACGTTGCCCGAGCGGGCGTCAATCAGGAGGTATGGACGGGCGTCGTCCTCAAGAAGCTCCGAGAGGCGCTTGAGAACCTCGGCTGGTTTGCCGCGATCACTAATTATGACGAGTATGTAGACAACGATACGATTCACTTCACCGAGCTGGGTGGCGACCCGAAGGTGCTGGTCAATAACACGACCTATCCGCTCAATATCTCCAACGTCACCGACGCCGATAAGCCTGTGTCGCTTGACAACTTCGAGACGGAGGCTACGGCGATCTCTGACAAGGAGCTTGATACCATCAGCTATGACAAGCTCGGCAGTGTAAGAGAGCGCCACAAGGAGGTCGTCGAGGAGCGCATCTACGTCAAGGCGCTGCATGCACTCGCTCCCCAGAGCCACTCCGACGGCTCGCCTGTCCTGCTGACTACGGGTGCTACGGCTCCCGAAGGAGGACGTAAACAGCTATCCTTAGCTGACCTGCGACTACTGAAGAAGGCCTTTGACAAGTGGAAGACCCCCAAGAAGGATCGCATCCTGGTACTCTGCCCTGACCACGTCCAGGACCTCCTCTCTGTGAGCGAGACCTTCGCTCGTCAGTACAACCTCGATAACGAAGATGGGCGCGTCGGTCGCCTCTATGGCTTCGATATCTACGAGTACACGGAGACTCCTGCCTACACAGTCGCCACGAAGACGAAGCTCGCCTTTGGCGCTATCGCCGGTAGTGGCACGGCTCCCGCCTCGGTAGCCTACCACTCCAAGAGCTGTATGCGCGCTACAGGTAGCCTCACCATCTACGAGAGCCTTGCGAAGAACGACCCAATCCATCACCGCAACCTCTACAACGTGCGCCAGAGAGCTATCTGCGCCCCACTGCGCTCTAAGGAGTGCCTCGCAGCTATCATCTCGGCTAACGCCTAACCTATGGCACAGCTGAAGTACCTCGTACTCCACTGCACCGCCACCCCCGAGGGGCGCGCTGTCTCCAGCGATGAGATCCGTCGCTGGCACACCGCCCCTCCCTCGCAGGGTGGGCGAGGCTGGAAGCAAGTCGGCTATACCGATATGATCCACCTCGACGGCCGTGTGGAGCGCCTCGTGAAGAACAATGAGGACGCTCAGGTAGACCCTTGGGAGGTAACCAACGGTGCCGCTGGTTACAACTCCGTCTCCCGACACGTCGTCTATGTCGGTGGTTGCGCTCGTGATGGCAAGACTCCCAAGGACACTCGCACGCCCCTCCAGCTGGAGGCGATGAAGAAGTACGTCCTTGACTTCCACCGCCGCTATCCAAGCGTCAAGATCATCGGGCACAACCAAGTGGCCCAGAAGGCGTGCCCCTCCTTCGACGTGCCTAAGTGGCTTAGGTCAATAGGCATCAACCAATAAATCACTCTCCACCGATGGATCAGCTCCTCACCCTCCTCCAGTGGCTGGTGCCTGCGGGAGGGATGGGAGCGATCCTGGGGTGGCTCACTAACTCCCGTCTCCGCGCTACTCGTACAGCCAAAGAGGTCCACGACACCTATAAGCAGATGTACGATGATCTGCACGAACAGCTACTCACTCTCAGCAATGAAAACAAGCATATCCGCGCAGACTTCTCCCGCCTCGAGCGCGCTGTCGCGATGGGCGCTACTTGCCGTCTTTGGCCTCAGTGTCCTATCAGGCGCGAGCTGCAGCGTCCGCCGCTCCCAGACGTCTCAGTCTCATCGCATCGACAGCGTCAGCGAAAGGGTAGAGATCCGACCGACGCCAGTAGCTCTTCCCGAGACGAAGGCGACACTTCGCCTCCCCCTGTCGACACTCCTTGATCTCCCCGAGGGCGCTGGCTACCATAGCCGCCAAGGGGTGACCCGCATAGCACTCACCCGCCGTGGTGACAGCCTCGAGGCGACGGCTACCACCGATAGTCAGACCGTCCTGCCCTCCATAGAGGAGCGCGCTGCCAAGCACATCACTCAGGCGACGACCACTACCCTCAACAAGAGCGAGGCCAAGGCGGGCTTAGCCGACACCCTCCCCTGGACCCTCATCGCAATCCTTATACCCATAGCAAGTATCATCTTATGGCAAAGAAGAAAGTAACGCCCACCGAGGGCGAAGAACTCCAGCCCACCGACCCCATCCCCCCCACCTCCCCCGAGGAGACGGGGAGTGAGCCTACCCCCACCGAGGAGGCTCCCAACGAAGACGCAGCGGAAGAGCCCGTAGAAGGCGCTGACACCCCATCAGCTACCGAAGAGCCCCCCACCGAAGAGGAGGGCGCCCCCGAAGATGCTGAGACGGATGAAGCTGCCGAAGCTGAGGATACCCAAGAGGATGAAGCCCACGAGTCAGAGGACGTAGCCCCTACGGCACTCTCTGACCTCGCCGCTCAGATCCTCCGAGACCACGACCTTAAAGTTGTCTTCCTCACCAGCGACGGCACCGCCTTCTACGGCTACTCCGATGCCATGAACTATGCGCAGACGCTCGAGGTGAAGGACGTCTATCACTTCTTCGCCACCCCTCCTACGGATGACGAGCTGCGCGAGCTCCTCCCCCCATCACTCCGACCTAAGCACCTGCAAGCCTAACTATGAATAGTGTAAAGATCCTCCGACAGAATGGCGGTATCCCCGCTGCATTGCCAGGAGAAGACCACATCACGGGGATGCTCTTCTACCTCGCCACGCTCCCCACGGCCAAGTCGGGCATCACCGATGGCTTCACCGCCACCGAGCGCATCCGCCCTGTGTCGACCATCGAGCGTGCCGAAGAGCTGGGTATCACCCCCGACAACGCCAGCTGGGAGATCCGCCTGCTGCACTACCACCTCTCCGAGGTCTTCCGCACCAACCCTGGCATCATCCTCTACGTGGCCATCTACGCCAAGCCTGCGGGCGGTAGCTACACCTTTGCTGAGCTCAAGACCCTCCAGCGCTACGCCTCGGGTCGTCTGCGTCAGGTAGGCATCTGGCTCGGTGATAAGGTGGCTGATGCATCACTCGTGACGACCCTGCAGGGCGTGGCTGACACGCTCGATAGCGAAGAGATGCCTCTGTCGGTCCTCCTTGCTCCCAAGGTCACCGCCCCTGTAGCCTCCCTGCCTACGAACCTCTCAGGAGGTGGCAAGAGCCGTGTGTCTATCCTCATCGCCCAGGACGGCGAAGGCGTGGCCAAGACCCTCTATACCGACGCAGCCAACAATGCGGCCAAGGCTTCGGTCTCTGCCCTCGGCACCTTCCTCGGTATCCTCTCCCGTGCTGCCGTCCATCACTCCATTGGCTGGGTGCAGCAGTACCCTCTCGGGCTGGCCCTCCCTGCCTTCGGCGACGGGACGCTCCTGCGTGCCCTGGACAAGGCCGTTGTCGACACCCTCGACAAGGCGCGCTACATCTTCGCCGTCACCTATCCAGCTATCGGCGACTGCTACGCCTCCGACAGCCACACCCTCGATGAGCCCACCAGTGACTACAACGCCATCGAGCGTGTCCGTACGATGGACAAGGCAGTCCGCGGAGTGCGAAAGTACCTTACTCCCGAGCTGGGCGGCAACATCTATATCGACAAGGAGACGGGCAAGATGCAGGACTACACCGTCAAGCACCTCGAGGGGGTAGCCTCTCGAGCCCTCGAGGAGATGGAGCGTGCCGGTGAGCTCTCAGGCTACCGCGCTTACATCAACCCTGAGCAGTCGGTACTGGCCACCTCAACTGTCGAGGTTGTCATCCGCGAGATCCCCACGGGCGTCCTGCGCTCCCTGCAGGTCAAGATTGGTTTCACTCAAAAACTCTAACACATGGCAACAGTAGACCGCAACGGCATCCCCTTAGTCAACGGCATCCTCTACGGCTGGGCTGAGGTCCTTGTCGCCATCGCTGGCGTACCCCTCACGGGCATCACGTCCGTCGAGTACAGCGACAAGCAGGAGGTGACGAACAAGTACGGCGCAGGGCGCTACCCTGTAGGCCGTGGCCTCGGGCGTATCTCCTCCGAGGCGAAGATCACCCTCTACCTCGAGGAGGTTATGGCACTGCAGGCTAAGAGCTCCAACGGCCGTCTGCAAGACCTCGGTATGTTTGACGTCTCGGTGAGCTATCTGTCTCCCGCTGGTGTCGTCATTACCGATGTCATCAAGAACTGTCACTTCTCCGAGACCTCGCGCAAGGCGAGCGAAGGGGACACAGACATCAAGGTAGATCTCACCCTTACCCCCTCACACATCGTGTGGGGCGCGAAAATGGGGGCTTAATCACTAATTAATCTTTATGGAACAACAGAAGAAGCGCATCGGCGAAGCATCGCCCGAAGAGCTGCTCACGATGAAGGGGAAGTATGGTAAGATCAAGGTGGTCGAAGTCGAAGACGACGGAGATACCTACTGCATCTACCTCAAGCGCCCCGACTTTGAGACGCTGAAGGCCGTCACTAAGGTCTCTAAGACTGACGAGCTCGAGGGGACGAAGGTCTTCATCCGTAACTGTATGGTCGGCGGTGCTGCCGAAGTCCTCGACGATGCCGTACTCCTCGTGGCCGCCGCTTCAGCAGCCTCCTCACTCCTCACCTCAGCCAAGGCCGTACTAAAAAACGTGTAGAGGCGCACACCCTTGCCCCCGACGATGCCAGCGATGGCATCGTCAAGGGGTGCGCCCTCATCAGACACTACCTCCATATCGACCCAGACGCCCTAAACGAAGAGGACTGGGTCAGCGCGCTGACCCAGTCCCTATGGCTGGAGAATAGATTGATGGAGCTTCACAAGGCGGCTATCGCCTCTGCTCTCAGCCCCAAGACGGATTAGTCGTCACTGCGATCACTGTGAGCTGACCAGAAGTTGATAAAGCTATCCGAGAGCGGGGTACCTGGCTTGCCTTTGATGGCATCGATGATGCTCCCAACTATATAGCAGGGAAGCATAATAAATATGAAGAACATCCCGAGTATCCAGGTCAGCAATACGCAGAGCTTGCAGAAGCCCATAAACAGGTCAAAAAAGAAACCGCCTTCCATTGTCTTATCGTCTTTAGTTCATCCGCTAAGATAGCTATTCCCTATGAATACGTCCTCCTTCAATTATCTCTTCGGCATTGACGGCAACTTTACCGTCAAGCTGGAGGAGATGAATCGAGCCACAGGCGAGTTTACCGCCGAGGTGCAGAAAGCCCAAGGCTGGGTCGACCGCTTCGTGGGGTTCGCTGGGAAGATAGATATCCTGAGTAACGGGATCGCACGGACAGCGGAAGCCTTCTCTGCCTTTGGTCAGTCAGGCATCGCCCTCAATACCTCAATGACCGACCTTCAGGCGGTCACGGGGGTCACGGGCGAGGGCCTCAAACAGATCGAGGGCTATGCACGTGACACCGCCAAAGCCTTCGGGATCGACGCGGCGGGAGCGGTAGAGTCCTACAAGCTCATCCTCGGGCAGCTCTCCCCAGAGCTGGCCAAGAGTCCCGTCGCACTCAAGGCGATGGGCGAGCATGTGGCGACGCTCTCCAAGCTGATGGGCGGTGACGCCACCGCGGCTGCCGAGACGCTAAATACGGCTATGAACCAGTACGGCGTCGACCTCTCTGACCCGATCAAGGCAAGTGAGGAGATGGCGCGTATGATGAACGTGATGGCTGCCGCAGGGCAGGAAGGCTCTGCCGAGCTTCCCCAGATCAAGGAGGCACTCGAGCAGGCAGGTATGGCCGCAAAGGGTGCAGGCGTCAGCTTCGAGGAAGCGAACGCTGCGATACAGGTCTTGGATAAAGCCGGGAAGAAAGGCAGTGAGGGCGGTATCGCCTTACGAAATGTCATAGCAACCCTCTCTCAAGGGCGCTTCATCCCCAAAGATGTGCAGAAGGAGCTACGCGCTGCTGGCATCAACGTGACGGACCTTGCCGACCGTGGTAAGAGCCTCAAGGAGCGACTGGAACTCCTGCGCCCCGTCATGAATGATGCTGCGCTCTTCGCCAAGCTCTTCGGAAAGGAGAATACCAACGCCGCTATGGCTCTGGTTGGTGGGACAGAAGAGGTCGGTCGCTACACCGAAGCTATCCAGGGCACGCAGTCAGCCAACGATCAGGCTGCTGTCGTTATGGAAGGATTTGCCGAGCGACAAGCTCGCATCCGCCAGCAAATAGAGGACTTCAAGATCTCAGTATTCAATGCTACGGGCGACGTATATCTATGGGCTGGAGCTCTGTCTGACACGCTCATACCGCTCTCTCAGCTGATGCCTCTGCTGTCTGGAGCCTACCCCATAATAAAAGGCGTATCTATATGGATCTTCCAAGGCGCAAAGGGGCTCTTCCTCTTTGGCAAGGGTGCCCTCGCCGCCCTTATCAATGTCGGTAAGCTGGCTGTGACTCTCCTGACCAAGGGGTTATCTGCATTGGCTTACTATATAGGCTCGCTTGTGACGGGAGGATCAGCACAGTTGGGCTTTGCTGCGATGTCGCAGATAGCATTTAGCTCGTTCAAAGCTGCGGCAGTCACGGCTTGTCGTACCGTCAGCGCAGCCATTATGTCTATCCCTCTCATCGGGTGGATAGCTGCTGCGATCGCTGCAATCGTAGCCATCGGGGTGTACTTCTGGAACACATCTGCAAAGTTCCGTGCCACGCTCAAAGGCCTGTGGGCTTCATTCAAAGCTGTGTTTTCCAATATCTGGGATCTTGCAAAAGAGGTCTTCGGCAGTATTAGCGACCTAATTAAAGCGGCATTCAGTCTTGATGGCGACGGTATTTCCGCAGCTATCAGCAAGATGACGGGTGCCTTTTCTAAGTTCGGTAAGGAGACGGGCAATGCTTTCCAAGAGGCTTACGACCAAGAGATAAAAGACAGCCTTGCCAAGGCAAAGCAGCAGAAAGATGATGAGGGTGCTTCCGGTGACCTCTCGGATACAGCTGGCAATGTCGACATCCCAGTGATAACTACTCCTGGCGGTGGTGGCGGAGGCTCAACTGACTCCTCCAGCAGGCATTCGGGTGGTGGTGGCTCAGGCAAGGCGACCAACGTAACTATCCATATCGGCAAGCTCGTCGATAACCTCACCATCAAGACCTCCAACCTATCAACCGACCCATCCGAGGTCAAGGGCATCATCACCGAGCTCCTGATCTCCGCAGTCAATGACGCTAATCTCGCTATACAGTAACTATGCTCACAATCATCCAAGGTAACGACACGACCGTCTCGGTGCTGCTGCACAGCCAGTCGCTCACCCTCCCCGACAATGAGGGCAAGAGCTACGTTGAGCGCTCAAAGATAGATCTCAGCCGGGCGAAGGATATTTCTGTTCGCCTCATCCCTTACATGCGATGGCGACCTATCACACCTTCCTTCGAGGTCAAGGGTAGCACGATCAGCATCCACTACCCAGCGTCAATTCAGCTGGTAGGTAAGTGGGATGTCGAGATAACCTTCTTGACGCCAGATGGTGGAGGCTATCGACAAAACAGAGTGCGTCAGTCCTTCGCCGAAGTCATAGGCTGCACCAAGGGAGCTAACAGCCCCGAGGCCTACGTCATCACGGCCGATGTCGCTCAAGCTGTACAAGGCGCCAAGGGGGATCCGGGTGACAAGGGTGATCCAGGGAAAAGCAGCTACGAGATGGCACAAGAAGAGGAAGGCTTTACAGGCACAAAGCAGGAGTATCTCAAGAGCCTCCACGGCGCACCAGGCAAAGACCTCTATCAGGCAGCTGTCGAGCGTGGATACAAGGGCTCATTTGATGACTTCCTCGAGAAACAAAAGGGAGCGCCCGGTGCCCCAGGTAAAAGTAACTACGAGCGCGCAAAGGAGCTTAAGGGCTTCGAAGGCACGGAGGAAGAGTACCTCGACAGTCTCCACGGAGCACCAGGAGAGGGCATATACAAGATGGCTGTGAGAAAAGGATTCGCCGGATCAGAGGAGGACTACCTCAATAGCCAAAAGGGAAAAGATGCCTACGACGACTACCTCGAGACTACAACTGACAACCCAAAGAAGAGCAGAGGCGAGTGGGCGGCTATCAACGCTATCACCACACAACTGCTCTACCGCATAAACAAAGGAACAGTCGCACCGATGAACGAACAGACATTATCAGCGGACCAGCTTATGGAGCTTGACCACCACCGACGCAACATAATCAACGCCCTGCGAGCAAAGGGGGCGCAGGTCTCCGACGACGACGGTCTGGAAACGCTGGAGGAGAAGATCGCTGCGCTATCATACAGCAAGATCTCAATATTCAGGGAGCAGCAATTCTCTGGGTGGGTAGACGAATTCTACCCGACAATGACAGTGAGCGAAACCTTCCGTCCTATTAGTCTGAGAAATATGTTCGCCCAAAACCCACGCCTCTCGCAACTGCCCGTTGTTGAAGGCGTCGAGAAAGCGCTGTATATCGATAGCTACGCTCAGCGTTGCCCGTCGATTCGCTCGGTTGAACTCCCCGATCTTCTCGAGGTTAAAACGGCGACAACGATGTTTGATGGGTGCACCTCGATGACCAAGGCGACGATAGGGGCGCTTCCAAACCTCGCAAATGCAACATGGCTATTTAGCTCCTGCCAGGCGCTCGTGTCTGCCACCGTTGGCTCTGCGCCAAAGCTGGAGGTCGCTCAAGGCCTCTTCAACAACTGTATCTCCCTACAGCGCGTCACGCTTGATCTTTCGGGTGGGCTGATAACAAATGCATCATACCTGTTCTACAGCTGTGACAAGTTGCGTGTGGTGACTGGTGAGATCGACCTGTCAAGGACGACAAATGTAGGCTTGGCATTTAGTGGCTGTACGTCACTCGAGGAGGTGCGCATTAATGGGATCAAGGTCGATCTCGACCTCTCCGCGTGCGCTAACCTCTCAGTGGATAGTGTCAAGTATCTCGTGGAGAACCTCCAGCAGGTGACGGGCAAATCTATCACGCTTGCGAGTGCTTGGCAGACGGCACACCCAACCGAGGCGAGAGCGTATGCACAGAAAGCCACCGCCAAGGGCTTCGCGCTAACCTTCCGATAACATACATAACTATGGAGATTATTGAACTTAAAGAGGTCGCTGGCTACCTGTACGTCAATGCCGATCATAGCATCGTGGTCAGCTTCGGATACTGCCCAGCGGCCGGCGCCCATCTGTGGGTACTCACGCCCGAGGATGAAGCAGTCGCACTCGAAGCGCAGTGGAAGGCTGAGGACGAGCGAAAGAGACAGGAGGAGGAGCTGCGCCATAGTGAAACTTATACAAGTTAATATGACAGCACGAGAACGTGAAGAGAAGCGCGAGTTAGCACGCCTCCTCTACCTCCAAGGGAAAGAGCAGAAGAGCATAGCCGTGAGTGTCAACGTATCGGAGGCTACTATCTCAAAGTGGGTACAAGCTGGTCAGTGGCAGTCGCTACGTGCTGCCCAGCATATCACTCGGCCCGAACTGGTGAATAAGATCTTGCTCTCCATTGACAAGCTCCTCACCGATGCGCTCCAGAGCAATGACCCGGCAGCGTCTGCAAGCCTCGGTAAGCAGCTCAAGGGCTTCAGCGATGCGATCGAGAAGCTCGATAAGAAGGCTAACGTGGTCACGGCTATTGAAGTATTCATTGCCTTCGGCAAATGGATGGAGCACCGCATGTCCATTGATACAGACCTCACCCCTGAGCTTATCAAGACGATCACGAAGTACCAGGACCTCTACGTCACCCAGCTGATGGCGTCCCCCAACCAATAGCAATGAGTACTCTACCAACCGTCCTCCCGATATCTATCACCGCAGGTAAGGTGATGCTATACCGCTTCCCTGGTAGTGGTAAGGGTGCGCACTCCTATAATAAGGAGGGGCGGGAGTTTGCTTCTTCGCCCGTAGGTGTACCTATCACAGATCCTGCTGACTGGCTGGGTGCCTACACGATTTGCCCCCTCCTCCTGCGTCTCGAGGATGGCGCTGAGCTGAGTATCCCTGATGCTGTGGTAGCGATGACTCGCACCAAGCAGATCGTCACTACCCAAGTGGTGGGGATGGTGGGCACCGTCAAGGAATATATCTCAGATGGCGACTTCGATATCAACATAGCTGTCGGTATCCAGGGCGTCGAGGATGGGAAGATCGCCAACGTCTACCCCGAGGAGGGGCTTCGTGAGCTCCGCAAGTTCCTTGAAATCGACAAGCCTATCAGCGTGCAGAGCGCCTTCTTTGACCTCTTCGAGATCAACCGCCTGGTCATCAAAAGCTACTCCCTAACACAAGGCACTGAGAGCAACTACCAGGAGCTAACCATCAGCGCGCTCTCTGATAACGAGTACAACGTCTTCTCCACCGACTACTAATATGTATCGCCTTACCGCCCGCGTCGAGATTGAGTCTGAGCGCAAGTGGGTAATCGACAAGATCACCGCCTGTGAAATCGAGCGCTCAACAGATGACCTCACCGACACCTGCAAGCTCACGCTTCCTAAGCGTATGCTTTGGGATAGCAAGGAGGGTGCACCGCTCCGCCGTGGCGACAAGGTGCGCATCTCCCTTGGCTACGATGACGACCTACAGCTTGCCTTTGTCGGCTATATCCGCGAGGTGGGCTTCAAGACCCCTGTGGTCATTGAGTGCGAGGATGAGATGTACCAGCTCAAGAAGCAGGCGACGGTAAAGAAAGCCTATCGTAATGCCTCTCTATCGCAGATCCTCTCCGATCAAGGGATCACCGACTTCAAAGTGCTCGGTGAACAGACCCTCGGAGCTTACCGAGTCAAGGCCGACAACGTGGCTGCCCTCCTCGGAGAGCTTAAAGAGCAGGGGGTGCGTAGCTTCTTTCGCTACGAGGATGGGAAGCCCATCCTCTACTGCGGTGTCCTCTTTGACCGTGGAGCGTACTCCAAGCCCTCACAGGTCATCGCCTCGGGACACAACCTCATCAGCGACTCCTCCCTCAAGGAGCAACACGGAGACACCATGCGTCTCAAGGTCAAAGCCATCTCCTTCCAACCAACGGCTAAGAAGGGGAAGACGAAGAAGATCAAGCTCGAATTAGGCGATGCCGACGGAGAGCTCCGTACCCTCCATACCTATGGCAAGAGCGAATCAGAGCTGCGTGCCTGGGCTGAACAGGAGATGCAGCGCCTGAAGCGTGACGGCTTGGCTGGCAGCGTCACGACCTTTGGTGCTAAGCTCCTGGATAAGCTCGATACCGTAGGTATCATCATTGATGGAAAGAAGAAGGGGGTCTATCAGGTAAAGAAAGTAACTATCAAGTACGGCACTGAGGGTCTTCGCCAAGACGTGACTCTCGGCTTCCGTGTAGCAGACTAATATGAGCCAAATAGCAAAACTTATAGGACAACTCTCTGGTGGCGCTCCTGCCGTTCTGAAGGCATGCACCGTCACGTCAGTTGATCGTGATGCACGGGCTGTAGACTGCGAGCCTCTCGATGAGAGCGCTCCTATCCTCGGTTGCTCTCTCCAGGGAGACCAAGAGGGCGAAGATGGCTTCCTGCTCCTCCCCAAGGTAGGGAGTTACGTCATCGTCGGACTCGTCGATGGGCAAGATGCTGGTGTCGTGCTTCTCACAGACGAGCTCGATGCTCTTGAAGTCAAGATCGGTGACAGGACACTCAGCTTCACACCCGAGGGTATCGTCTTCAATGGTGGCAATCTCGGAGGTCTGATCAAGGTAGAGGAGCTGACCACGAAGCTCAACACCATCGAGCAGGACATCAACTCCCTCAAGCAAGCCCTCTCCACCTGGACACCTATCCCCTCTGATGGCGGTGCTGCCCTCAAGGCTGCCGTCACCTCGTGGGCAGGCAAGCAACTAGAGAAGAGCAAGCGCGGGGACTACGAAGACCCTAACGTCAAGCACTAACAAAATACCCACTCATCTCCTCATTCTATGTTAGGCATTCTTCTCTCTATCGACACAGGCGACTTAGACCTCTCTAAGGGGCGTCTTTCCCTTGGTGAGGTGCGCGAGCAGACAGCCGCCTTCCTCCTCGAAGCGGTTCCGGGGGAGTTCGGCGAATATCCCACGCTGGGCATTGCCATCCGCAAGCATCTGGCTGGTCCTGGAGACCCGATGCTCCCAACCGCCACTATCAAGCAGATGCACTACTGCATCGTACCTGCTGACCAATTCATTCAGACGCCATCAGGGTACGAACTCACATTCAAATAAGTCACTATGCCTCGCTCCATCTCAGACATCCGCCGCGAAATAGCCGCTGCCTATATCGCCGACCCGACCGTCCAGCGCTCCTATAAGCTTGACACGAGGAAGACCTATGATGAACAGTTTAGTAAGGTCTCCCTGGAGAGCATCTTATTCTGGGCCTTCGCTTCGGCGGTGTGGACCTTGGAGGTGCTCTTTGATAAGCACCGTACCGAGGTAGCTCAGCTCGTCAGCGAAGCCGAGCCACACACGCTCCGCTGGTACGCACAGCGTGCCAAGGCTTACCTCCACGGTCACGCCTTGCCACCCTATAAAGATCGATACGACCTCTCCACCATCACCCCCGAGGAGCAGGAGCGCGCTGCCGTGGTGCGCTATGCCGTCGCGTCTGAGTACCAGGGCGTCGTGACCCTTAAGGTAGCAGGAGCAGACTCCAAGGGGGCTCCAGTTGTCCTCTCAGATAGCGTTGTTACACCACTAACTGCATATATGGCAATGATCAAAGATGCAGGTGTGCCTCTTCGTGTAGTGTCTTCTCCTGGAGATGAACTGAAGCTATCCTTGGTGGTCTATGTCTACCCAACGCTGATGTCGTCTGACAAGCCCACAGAGTCACTCGACAAGGAAGTGCGATCTGTGATAAATAGTAGCATATCAGGCTTGCCATTTGACGGTATCTTCCGTACCTCGGATCTGGTCGTCGCCCTCTCAAAGGTCCCGGGAGTCGAGGCTTCTACGATCTCTGAGGCATCAACTCGTCCTTCTACCTATGATAGCTTCAGCTCTTTCAACGGATATCACCGCCCATCGGCTGGCTACTACAACCTCACCTCTCTCCAAATTAACTATAAGATCTATGAGCCCTACACCTAACATCGAGTGGCATAAGATCATCTCTGATGCGCTCCCGTCTTTCCTGCGAAAACCCCTGCTTATCGCCTTGCTTCTGGCTGCTACAGCTCCCCTGAGAGCCCTGTGTGATCTTGTTGAGCGAGCTATCCATGAGGATAGATATCGTCTTGATCATAATGGTCAGGTATGTAGCCTTCTCGGTATGCTCGAGGAGAAGTATCCTTCATCTCGAGGCATCCACTATCGCATTGAGGACATTGTTCCCTCGGGGCATTTCGTTGATACCTTCAGTGGTGTCCGTAGCGGATCTCCCGTCGCGCACCCTAATCGCTCCCCTAAGGTGCTTCGCGCATTCACAGGGTCTACCAATGTGGATAGATCGGGGTTTCGTGTGTATGTCCCCCGAGATGTGTATAACACGAGACTGTCTGATGTGATGTGGCTAGTAGAGCAGTATAAGCTGCCGACACGACGCCCTGTCTTTATCCCAACCGACAACTAATTAATCACCCCCTAATCACTATTTAATATGAATACAGCGAACTATCACACGACGGTAAACCGTGCGGGAGAGGCCGGCCACTATCCTCTCTCTACAGAGACACTAGAATTCATTCAGCAGCAAATCGGTCTAGTCTCTAACCTCGCGATGCTGTCAGGGAATAAGACGGTCATGCTCAAGACTCCGACAACTACAGAGACCGGTGTTGCGATCCTTTCCGGCGAGGTCGTGGAAGTGGCCCGCTTATCTGCACCACTTGAGCCAAACACATCCTATACGCTGGAGCTCAAGCAGACTACCGTAGATGTCTCCACTGCCGACGATGTGTATAAGGGTGCGCGGACTATGCGTGTCGCAACTCTGGTAAAGCATGGAGATGGCACTATGAGGACTAACTCTATGCTATATCTTTCGGATGGGGTAAAACGTATAGACAAACTCTCGGATGATATTGACAGTCTGTTCGAGAAAGTTGATCAATCTTCTGTTATCGTTGATAACTCGGTTGGTGTGCCCTTGTATGATGTCACAGATGCACACTTTATGAAGGGCTTCCCAGTGTACCATGCCGTAACCTTCCCAGAGTCGTATCCTGGATATGATAGTCCCACGCATCCTTTCTACCGCGGTAACCCTAGAGATGAACTCAAGGGGGCTATCCTGGTTAGCCAGATTGTCGACGTATTCGGTGCTGGTCGCCCAGGGCTCTCGCAAACTCTCACCACTCGCCATGGTGTCGTCTATGAACGATTCGTTGCGCCTCAGTTTAGTAATGGTAAGTTCTACACCGAGGCCTTAGCATCAGATATCCCGTGGCATGCACGTCCAAATTCTATCATCGGTACACTCTCTAAAACGAAGGGCGGTGAATGGGTGCGCTCTGGAATTATGCTATATGGTGATCTCGTCTCACAAGGGACGACGCTGAAGCTGCGTAATAATCGACACTCTCTTCTGCGACCAGAGAGGTGTTGTCTTCAGGTGTCAGTGTCAATCCCTCAGGCTGGACCTATGAGCAATGTCACTTGGTCGCTGACTCCGAACGAGGGGCTTGAGCTTAACCTGCCAAGCTCTTTCTTTGATAACCAATTCACGAGCATCACGATCACGGCTATTGCGCTCCCGATTTCACAGCTCTTGAATAAGCCATCAGCGAGCTTATAAAAGTAGAGCGGTGAAGCAACAGAATGCTTCACCGCTCTTTCTATATTCAGGGAAAATCCGCTACAATTCGTTTTCCCGTCTTGCCTCATTTCGTTTCAGAAAATCCGCTACAATTCGTTTTCCGCATTATATAAAGCGCTCAAATTGCGTGCGCACAAAAAAATATTTTTGTGCGCATAGAAATTTCCCTGCGTGCGCACGCAATTTTTTTCGCTCTGCGGAAGGAAGCAAATTTTCTTCCGCAGAGCGATTTCTTTCCTTGCGGGAAGAGCTTTCCCTTCGTGCTAAAGAAACTTTCCCTTCCCCTCGGAGAACGCCTATTCTTCTGCAGAGGCGGGCAGAAACGAAAAGCTCCTCGCCTAACAGTATCTGCATTAGACGAGGAGCTTGTTCGTAGGGAAATACCCAGCGGTGAGGCTGGATGCGGAGGGGCTAGTCCTTGCGGTAAGGAGCGACGATCTTGAAGCCTCGCCCTCGGAGTACGACTTGGCGATCCCTTACTTCCTCGACGTAGACGGTGTATTCACCCTCACGCTTGAGCGGGTGTTCCTTGTAGAAGATGCTTGCATCCAGCCAGTCGATCTTGACCTTGCGGGCCTCGCCAACTACGGGGGCGACGATCTCGGGGGTGAGCGTGAGCACTCGGTTGACTCGCGACTCGGGGGTCAAGCCCTTCTTCGTGCGCAGCACTGGGATGCTGCTCTCGCTGAAACGTACCGACTTCCCCTTGAGCCGGGCCATGATCCTGCAGGGGAAGAGCTGGCTCAGTTGGCGGGAATTGGTCATGTAGACCCCGAAGCGGTCGGCCGATCCGGCGCAGCGGACCTTGACGAGGATCTCCTTGGTCGTCTTGCGGTCCTCGCTGGTGGCGATCAGCTTGATGTCCCCCTCGTACTTGGCCTTGATCTTGACCAGACCCGTCTCGGCTTGCCAGACGATGTCCGCCGCCTTCTCGGGGTCTTCAACCTTGAGGCTCGCACGTGCGCCTCCCCCCGAGAGGCTAAGCGTCTGCACGTCGTCGCCCGGACGGAGCGTCACGACATCTTCATTCGAAGCAAAGGGAGGAGGGACGACCTTCACCCGCACCCGACGAACTTCGTCGTGAGAGCGCAGCGTGAGCGAGGTCTCGCCGTAGAGTAGCCCCGATACTCGAAGCGTGTCTCGGCTAATGCTTGAGGAGGCGATGCGGGCATCTTCGATCGTGGCGGAGTACTTCCCGTCGCCGCCCTTCAGTAGGATCATCCGTGTCTCGGACTGGGTAAGTTGGAGCTCCTTGGCATCCTCCTCGCCGAGACGGAGCGGGAGGATCGGACGGTCGCTCTCCTTGCGACAAGAGGCGACGAGGAGCACGAGGCTAAGTAGGAATAGAATCTTTTTCATCGGAGGCTTTACTTGACGGTGACGAGGTACTCCAGCTCCCAAGTGCGCTCGGGAGCCTCTACGATCTGTACACGGAGCGAATGATCGCCCGTGGAGGGGAAGACAAGGATGCGCCCCTCGGGCTCGGTCAGCACATCGTCAATATAATAGAGGCACTTCGCCTCGGGATTCCGTAGCTCCATGTAGTGCAGAGGCAGACGCTGCGGACAAGAGCCATCTTCAGCGATCCAGTAGAGGAAGGGGATTTCCCCGCCTGGGAATTCCCCCAGCCCCTGCGTCTCAAGGGTGAGCGGGAGCGAGTAATCGGAGTACTCCCCATCGGCTAGCGCTCTTAGGCGCACCGTGTAGGTGTAGCCTGGCTCGAGCCCTTCGAGGAAGAAGGAGGTCTTGTCCGTGGAGAGCGTCTTCGTGCTGAGGACGTTCTTCCCCCGCTTCTGTACCAGCTCGAGCTCGTAGGTAGCGCCCTGCAGTTCGCTAGCGGTCCAGGTGAGGTTGCACTCCCGCTGGAGATAGGGCTGAGGAAGTCGCGTCGGGGGAGCAAGGACGTTGGGCTTGGGCTTCTGAGGCTCGTCCTCTCCTTCGGCACCCTTGATCACGGTCATGGAGATATCGTCAAATTCGAGGAGGTAGTTAGCGATGTCGCTCTCGTTGCGTGGGAATACGAGCTCGAAGGTCATCTTCTCTGCGTTCTCGGGAGCTTCGACGACCATGTACTTCTCTCTCCACGTCTTCATCTCGCTCCCTCTAA